GTAATAGAGTAGGGCTAAGAGTTTTATCCCAATGCTTGTAATCACCGCAGAAAAACCTATTCTGACAACCTGGTTGCATGACACTCTCGTAAAGCTTAGTCCAATCATCGTCATAGCAATTAGCGCTAATACAACACTCGAACTTATGCCAATGTATCTGCATCACCCGATTCAAAGCGCTCAATGCGCGCTTACATAAAATCAGGTAATCGATAGGAGTCCCGGCGAAAATCCGCAACTGCTCTTTAGTCAATTTCGTTGGCTCGTCTTTAACGTTAGCTCTAAAAATGACATGCAATCGCTCGTCGGCTAATGCTTTCTCCTCAAGATGTTGAACACGTTCATATACAGCGTCTTCGAAAACAATATTCTCTATAACACCATAACTATCAACCGTGCTTTTCTCCATATCAACGAGAGTCAGTTTGGGTTTATCTATCGGATGGCCAGCAGATGTTCCCAATGCAATCCTATCCATACCGGATAGCCCAGCAACGCCATTAATAGCCACGTCGGCAGAAACAAAGTGAACACTCATGCCTCCATAATTTTCATCAAGGGCTCTCTTATGATGCTCGAAAATATCATCCGCTGCTTCAGCAAGTACGACTGGATCAAAGTTATTGCAAGGAACCATCATGTTCTGAGCATTCGATTGAAACGGCCTCCAAGTACCGATACCCTTCGGCTTTCCGTGTTTGTTAGGCAAGTCCATCATCTGTTCGACAGAATCACTGATGAAACTTTTCCGTACATCGGATCGCAAAGTTCGGGTACCTTTACTATGGGCTCCATAAACTTCAACAGCACATGGTTCAGCACTGTCCATGAAATTCATACAATGCTTTGGATTAATCTCTTTGTCACCCGACAAACCTTCTTGATCAAAGTTGTAACCGTATTGAATATCATCAACACCGCCACTACCTATCAAGTCGATATGCGGCTTAGAGAACAAAGTCAAAGTATGTTCAATCTGCTCAATAGTGACTGCGCCCGCGAGTCCAATAGGTGTACTTCCTTCCGATCCTCCCAAATGAAGACCGAGAATGATAGCACCTCTAGCTTGGATAACCAATGCCATACCGCACAAACCATTAAAAGTTCCGGTCGGAAAAGGATATTTATATCCAAGGTAAGCCATGTTACCGACTTGGTATTTTGCTACAGCAGTAGCATTAACCATCGTCGAATAACAGCAATGAACCCCGGATTCCTCCTCCATCTTAGATAAGATGGCGTCACGGGTCACATTCGGCACAGGAGCATAATCTGCTCTGGGCCGATAAATGCACGTCGCAACGGTATCTCCCACAACATTTCCTTCGGGAAAATACTTGAGATATCCACGCTTGGGTGGTGTAGAAGTAAAACGGATTATTGCATAATCCGTTCCCTCAACAACAACAACATCGCTGGTTTCCTTAATTTCGGAAACCCCATCGATGCCAAGCGTTCCGCTCTGACAGTCAGCCAAAGTAACTTTAAATGATTTATTACAGCACAAAGAATGAGCCGGTCCTAACCAATATTCGCCTCCTAGAGGAACAAGATTGCAGAGAGCTTTCGCTCCATCGCACTCGATCCTACATGCACGAATATCTCGCGTTAACATACGAATCAAATCATTACAATTGGTTGACGCACTAACCTGTGATCTCCTGATCAAAGGTAATGAGCGAAATTTCCGCGCTTTCCAAGAATTTTCTCGCTCTCCTTCTATAGGAACGGGGATTTTCTCTTGGACACTCTGAGGCAGCTGCGGACATACGCATGCTAATATAGAACGCGTAATCCCAATAATT